GAGTTGCGGTGGTCTACTTCGACGTAGCCTTCGAGTTGGCGTTTGGAAAAGACTCGGGACATTATCCACCTATTGAAAGGAAGGCGTTGAACTCGGCGGAAATGGCACTATCGATGTGAGCGTCGGTTACAAGGGCTGCCTGCGCAGCGGTATTGGCACCGGTCAGCACGACGGTTCCGGCTTGGGTGGCATCGGCGATTACACTGGTGTCGGTTGAGACCATACTAGTGAAGAGGGTCACCCAGCCAGTTAAGGCTGATGGGGAAGAGAGGATTTGTACCACGAAGTTTTGCCTTGCGCGGTGGAGCGCGGACCAAGCTTCGTTGGAGATTGCAACACAGGTGGATAGAAGAGAGGCTTGGACCCTGTGTTGGAAAACACTGTCTTGGGATAGAAGGTACATGTCATTGCGTGAAGCTGCCATCGGGGTTCCTACATCATGATGAGTTTTTGATCTTGGCCTAGGAGGGTGTCCCCACCACTAGCGGAGGGTTTAAGTGCTACGATGTTGGTAGCTGCATTGTCGCCATTGACCGCAATACCAAAAGTTGCGGCGATGGAAGCGGCGGTGGTTTGAACGAAGAATTCTAGGCGAAGGCTGAAGATCGCGGTGGAGTTGCTAGCGGTGTTGATGTTGGTAAAGGCGTTGGGGCTAGTGCCAAGGGAGTTGGCGGTTAGGCTGGCGGTGTCAGAGCTAGCACCGAGGATTAGATCACCGTTTGTTGTGGTGGTGATAGCAGTTGAGGTTACGTTGTTGGCACCTGAGGCAACAGCGGATTGAGCTTGACCTGTGGTACCGTCATTGGGATCACCAACGGCTAGGCCACCAGAGAACTCGGCTACGACGGCGCAGGAGTCGGTAGCGGCACTGAAGTTGAAGGTGAAAGTCTTGGGGCCGTTGGTGATATTACCCAACTCAAACAGAGTAACCTTCACACCATCAAGCGCTTGGGTGATTGTTGATTTTAGATTGTAAGTGTTGGATTTATCGTCGGTGACGGAATTTAAAGTCTGAGCACTGCCATAGACCACGGCACCACAGCCGACATTGCCTGAGGCAATAGTGTTGGTTAAGGCAAGCGTCGGATTTTGCGTTGTCGCATTGCTTAGTGCAGCAGTCTGACCAGTGACTAAAGTCCAAGCCATTTGTTATCCTGAGTAATCGACTGTGCTTAGGGTACCACCGGGAAGCATGAACTTGCCATCATCGGCAGGGGACCAGGTAAATTGTTGGCCGGCAATGGTGCTTGTGCCTGAGAGGACTTTGAAGCGGTTACGCCTGAAGATGTTTACTGGATAGCCGTTGGATATGAACATTGATCCACCACCAAAAGGGGCGTTTACCCATGGAAGGTCGGTGCCAAAGATGTTGTCGGCGAAGACAAGTCCAGTTGAGGATAGAACATCGTGGCACATGTCGACGCAGATGTTGAAGCCAGAGAAGAAGTTCCGGGTGACGATGATGTTGATATAGGCACTGGTCGCTGCTTGAAAAGGTAGCGCGTTGGTGGTTCCAATTGAGGCGATGGTGTTGTGATCAAGCAGGATGTTCTGTGGTGGGGTGCCACCGTTGAGATATCCCGGGCCGTCATTGTGATAGCCTTGAGGGGAGGTGTTGGCTGAATCGTGGAACCAGCAATCCCGTACTGTCATCTGAGCAGTGTGGCCGATGAAGTTGATAGCGTTGCCGAAGCCCCAGAAGTCGCAGTGGTCCCATGTCAGAGGACCATCGGTAAGGTTGTGGCACTCAACACCGAATTGATAGCCGCTATTGCCGTTGATACAGTTTGAGTCAGTGATGAAGGTTGTAGACTGTTGACCTGCACCGGCAGAAGGCCAAGCCTGACCTGGGGGAGATTGATAAAGGGATGTACGTGGGGTGAAACTACAATAGGAGAAGGTTATGTTCTGTGCACCAGTGCCACCAGTGGAGACGTTGTTGCCGGCGGGATTGTTGCTTTGGAATCGGCAACCAACGAAGCGGATAAAGTTGGCGTCAATGTTAGTGCTGCTGACACCGGCGTCGAAGTCTTTAAAAGAGATGATGGTGGGACTGCCGGCCGTGCCGCTGGTGAAGGGACCGCTAGACGGAGTTAGACTACCGGGATAGCCGGGAGCCGCAGCAAAGCCTACTGGGTTTCCAGGCTGCCCAGGAAAGGGCTGGCCTTGAACCTGAGCAAGTAGGGTTGTGATAATACCACCCATTCGCATCTTTATACCAAAATGTAGCTTAGGCTGCCACCAATTGGGGAAGCAGCGGAGAGGTTGATGAGGAGGCTATCGTCAACGGCTGTTTGGAACCAGCCCCCGGCATTGAAGCCGTTGACACAGCCGCCGTTGGCGACGCAGTAGGCCGGGCCGGAGATGTCGACAGCGCCGGTAGAGGTTTGAAACTTGACGTTGTTGTTGGTGGAGCAGACGAAGTAGAAAGAGAGGACTACGATTCTCCGGCCGGGGACACCGAACACAAGGGTGCCCGAGGCCGAGACCTCTATGGGAGTGTATTGGATCCCACCTGGGACTTCTGTTCGGTAGATGTCAGCCAATGCGTTGCCTCAAGGATTGGATTGAGTCTTCGATTTGTTGGTGTCGGGCTTCAGCCGCGGCGACTTCGACCAAGAGGGTATCGAGCTTGGACTGCTGCTCGGCGGTTTTGCCTTGCAGGTCCTTTAGCTGTTGGGAACTGTTGAATACGGATTCTTCATAGTCCCGGAGGATTTTGAGATGAGCGGAGGAGAGGCCAGCTTTGGCGTTGGTCAGTTCGCTCTTGGTGTCAGCGAGGGATTGTTCGGTTTCGGCGAGTTCCTTCGCGACTTTGTCGTGGGCGTCTTTGAGAGGGCCCAGTTCGTCGAGGAGCTCCTCTGCGGCGGTGAGGGAGTTGATGGCATCGCGGATGACGGTCATGGAGGCTCCTAGAATTGGGAGTAGAATACCATCACAACGACTGTTGTAACGGTTGCGTTGACGCAGAGGGTCTGGCCTTGGCCACCATTTGTCCAGGCCGCGGTGATGTGATCCGCGGAAGGGGCGGTGTTGGATACGGTGAAGCTAGGGGTGATGTTGGTACCTGAAGTGCAGGTGGTGCCAGTACCGTAACTAAATTGGAAGGTGCCAGAAGCCGCGGTGTTGGTGACGTGCCAGCCGCAGATGTAGATGGACTGACCGGCAACACCCGGAACGATTTGGGCTGTGGCACCGGTACCAGTGAGTTGGCCTTGTTTGTTGCGGATTATGGAATTGGTTGGGCCAACGGTTTGGTCAGCCCAAGCGGGGCTGAGAAATGCGAGCCAGAGGAAGAGTGCAACGCTGAGCTTTTTCATCATCGGATTTTGTACCAAGTGTTGGTGGTGAGGGCATAGCGCCATTCAGCACTGGTGCCAGCGGTCATGGCACCAGTGGTAGTACCATTGAGGATGGTTGAACCGTCAGTGACTGCTACTGTTCCAGCGGTGAACGCGGCTCCGATTGTAGAGCCGTTTACCCACTCGAAGATTTCCCCATCCCAAGGAGTGGCGGGGAGGTTCACTGTGAGTGAGACCGATGCGGTTGTAGAGATCAGTGTTGATGCTGTGGTATTGGTCAGGGTTGATAGGGTGCCGGTGGTAAGAGCGGTTGTGACGACTCCTGTAGCGTTTCGTACTTGGGCTATGTTGGTGAAGATGGAAGGGCCACCTGGACCACTAGTGGCGACTTGCCAAGTCTCAAGGCCGGTCAGGGTTCTAGAGGTGAGTTGTTGGGCCCAGCTGTAGATTGCTGGGCTGGCGACGGCGAGGGCTATGAAAGCCCCCACCAGAAGTGTGCGGAGTTTGGTCATTGCTTTGCCCTCAATTCGCGACAGCAATGCCGGGCGGGTATCCACCGAGGACTGCATTTTGGGTGCTTTGATAGGAGAGATCGTGGCGATCGAGGACGAGGAAGGAGGAGATGTTGCCGGCAGTGGTAGTGGCTCCACCAATGGTGTAGGTCAAGCGTAGGAAGCGAGGGATGACCACGCCGTCCGGTGGACGAGGCATGTCCATGTCGAAGAGCCGGGCGCCGGCCACCAGAGTAGCCAAAGCATAGGCAGGGGAGGACCACCATGTGGTGAAGGCACCTTCGCCTCCGGAGCCGTTGTCGGGGGCTCCTTGCAGGGCTACTACGAGAGTTGCAGCGCCTCCGGAGGTGACAGTGGTGGAGATCTGAACCAAGAACTTCATGGCAGGATCGTCGCCGATGCCGATGTCTCGGGCGCCACCGCCTGCGGCGAACGAGGGGATTTGTGGGTTACCAGCGAGACCTACGCCGAGGTCAATGTCGTTGGTGCTGTTGATGGTGCTTACAACGGCAGCGATGGACTGGGCCGAGGAGAATTGGAGGAATCCGTCGAGGATCATGTTTTGTTCCTTTCAGACCACTTGGGCTTCGTTGGACAGGACCGCGTCCACCGTGCGGATGGGGATGCCACGGAATGTGGTGATGGGTTTGCCGTTGAACTCTTCAATGCGAAGGAGGACGTTGGTTTTGTTCATGGCTTGGAGATCGAGGTAGGTCCGGATGATGCGGTTGCAGTAGATGACGGTCCGGCCCATGTCGGCGCGGACTGCAGGGGTGTCGGAGGTTTGGATTGTGGTTGCACTGACCGGTGCGGTGGGCAACCTGTAGAGGGCCCTCACGAGGAGGTTGATAAGGTTCGCCGCGGAGACGCCGGTGAGTTGGGTGACATCCACGTTGGCGATCCGCGCCATGTAGCGCCAGTCCCGCTGGGCGAAACCGATTTCCCATTTGAAGTGTTCCCGGTAGGCTTGGTAGGTGTTGCCCAGACTGTCGGCTACGGGCCATTCGCCCATGTCGCGCTGTTGGAGGCCTGCCAGTTTGCCCTTGGGGAATATCGCGTGGTTGGTGTCGGTGCCCCAGGTCATCACCCAGATCGAGGTGTTGGTGGAAGCGGTGCCACCGCCGTCGAGGACGTTGTTGGCGGTGTTGGAGTTCGCGACGGTTTTGGTGGAGTAGCGTGGGGCAAAGCCGGTGAAGCGCTCGGGGTTGGCGAATTGGTTGCCGTAGACCATGGTGGAGGCAACTTGTTGGGACATCCCTTCCAAGAACGCACGAGATTCCGAAAGGCGGAACTCGGGAGTGTTGCCGTTCAGATCCGCGATGTCTTTGTCGATGACGGAGTAGGTTTCGAGGTTGCCGCAGGCTTCGACCAACTGAGCAGTGGTGGACTTGGCGTTG